TGATAGGAAATAGTTTACTAATTAAACTTTACAAGCATAATCCATTTACAGAGTCAGGTTTACATCAACCAATTATGACTCAGGAAGAAACTGCAGGAGGTAAGGTAAGGACTGTTGAATCACCATTGCAATATTTACCGTATGGAACTATAGTGAATATGTCTGGAGAATATTCTAAAGGATTTGCAGAAAGATTTAAGGTAGGAGACAAGTTTACATTGAGAAATGGACTAGCATTACAACAATTAATGTTCTTTTTAGATATTCCTAAATTAATGACATCTGGTTCAGGTATATTAGCTAATTTTGAAGGGATATTTAAGATTAATGAAAACATGATTGAAAATGGATTTAAAAATAAATAATATGAGAGATAAGACTGATACAAAAGATACAACTGTTCCGACACAAAGTTTGCAGGAACAATTAACAATAGCAAAATTTAACGATGATACTATTGTTAGAAGAGCTGAAATAATTACTACATACTTGGTAAACTCTGAAAATTTTTTAAGTAGATATTTTAATCGTAAATCTAAACTTGTACAAGATTTAGAGAATGAATTAAGATCTATGTTAATTAAAACTACTTAATGTTTAATTTTTCAGAAAATTCAATGCAAAAGTTAAGGTCTTGTCACAAAGACCTTCAACGCATTGCTATAGCTGCTATACAGCGAACCGAAGTAGATTTCGGAATTGCTGAAGGATATAGATCTATAGAGAAACAACAAGAATTATTCGAAGCAGGTAAAACTACAATAGATGGAGTAAAAGAGAAGAGTAAACATAACTATAAGCCAGCAATGGCATTTGATATATTTATATACCATCCTAAATCATCTATAAGAAAGAAAATTGCTAATGATCCAGCAACAATATGTTATGTAGCTGGTATATTGAGAGCCTGCTCAGAAGATCTTCTACAAAGAGGAGTTATTTCTCACAGATTAAGATGGGGAGGTAACATAAATGAAAATGGAGTAATAGAACAAGGTCAATCTTTAAATAGTTTGATACACTTTGAAATATTATAGTTAAAAAAAATAAATGAGTAAAATAATAGAATTTAATATAAAAGCTAGAAAAAAATTACAAGCGGGTGTTGATAAACTTGCTAATGCAGTAAAAGTAACATTAGGACCAAAGGGAAGAAACGTTGTTATCTCCGATCCATACAGACCACCTCACATTACAAAAGATGGTGTAACCGTTGCAAAAGCAGTCTTCTTAGAAGATCCAATTGAAAACATGGGTGCACAAATGGTAAAAGAGGTAGCTTCAAAAACTAACGATTTGGCTGGTGATGGAACTACATCAAGTGTAGTGTTAACACAAGCTATGCTTAATCCAGGTATAAAAGCATTATCTGCTGGAGCAAATCCTATAGATTTAAAAAGAGGAATTGATTTAGCGGTTGAAACTGTTGTAGCTAATTTAAAGGAACAGTCTGAAGCTGTAGATAATGATATTGAAAAAATCCGACAAATAGCAACTATATCTGCTAACAATGATACTGAAATAGGAGACTTAATTGCTGCCGCTATAGAAACTGTTACAACAGAAGGTGTTATAACTGTAGATGAAGCAAAGGGTACTGAGACATATGTGGATGTAGTTGAAGGTATGCAATTTAATAGAGGTTATCTAGCTGCAGCATTTATTACTGATACGGATAAGATGGAAGCAGTGTTACATGAGCCTTATATATTAATATGTGATAAGAAAATAAACAATACTAAAGAGGTATTACCAATTTTAACAAAAGTTGCCGCATCTGGTAAGTCATTATTAATAATGGCAGAGGAATTTGATAAAGAGGTATTAGCTACATTAGTTGCTAACAAACTTAAGATGAATTTTAAAGTTGTAGCAATTAAAACACCTTCATATGGAGATAGGAGAACAGATATTCTTTCTGACATAGGTGTGATAACAGGAGGTGTAGTTGTTGGAAAAGAAGGTGCTGATATTGAAAAACTTGAATTAACTGATTTAGGTAATGCAAATTCAGTGGTTGTTGGTAAGGAATTAACAACTATAGTAGATGGTCAAGGAGATTTTGAAGATATAACTGCTAGAATTAATCTATTAAGAGGGCAGTTACCACATATAGCATCTGACTATGAAGTAGCAAAAGTTAAAGAAAGAATAGCTAAATTAGTAGGTGGTGTAGCAGTACTTTATGTAGGTGCGCCAACTGAAACTGAAATGAAGGAAAAGAGAGATAGAGTTGACGATGCATTGGCAGCGACTAAGGCAGCTATAGCTGAAGGAATTGTAGCTGGTGGTGGAGTAGCTTTAGTAAGAGCAATAACAAGCTTAGAAAATTTAAAAGGTGCAAATGAGGATCAATCTATGGGTATTCAGATTATAAGAAAAGCTTTAGAAGCACCTTTGAGAATTATAGTAGAAAATACTGGGAAAGAAAGTTCTATAGTTTTAGATAAAGTAATCCAAGGTAAAGGTTCATTTGGTTACAATGCTAGTACAGGAATATATGAAGATTTGAAAAAAGCAGGGGTCATTGACCCAACTAAAGTAACAAGAGTAGCTTTAGAAAATGCAGCGTCAATAGCAAGTATGCTTTTAACTACTGAATGTGTAATAGCGACTAAAGAACAGAATTTAACAAGCCCTCTAGATCTAAATCAACTAGACTAATGTCACATTTTTTAAGAAGTTTTGATACTAATGAATGTTTCTGGAAACAGAATCCACAAGTACAGGTTATAGACCCATTTGCTGATTTTTATAAAGAAGATAAGTCAAGAGGTAAGAAGAAAAGCTCACAGATTATGTGGGCTATCTTCATGCTAAACGATCCGACTAACGCTAATAAACTTTATAGAATGAAAGCAGATATACGTAAAGAACAAATTGTTAAGAATCATTTTGATGATAAAGATTTTAAATTTGATGATTATGAATATTTATCTAAAGCATACTTAGATTTATTAATAACTAAGAAGGAAAGGCGATATGCATTTATTTGGAAGAAGTGGGAAGAACGAGAAGACTTTATACTAGGATTAGAATATGATATGGGTACTGCCGATTTTATAGATAAATTGACTGCTAATACTGAAAAGATATTAACTACTTTAGTTAGAGCTGAGGAAGATATGATTAAAGAACAAGAAGGAGAGGAACTAGCTGGTAAAGCTAGAAAATCTGCAATAGAAGGAATATAAATGGCTAGTACTTTTACATATAAACCAGTTGATCTTTTAGGATGGAAAGTTAGAAATATAAAAAACTTTCTATTTCAAGACCATCCAGAACTACATCCAGATACTCCAGAATTTGTAGATTACTGGATTAATACTCAACTTAAAAGATCTATTGAAGGTCTTTGGGTAAACGATGAAGGACAATGGGTATGGATGATGCCAAAACTCTACTGGTATGTAAATATAGGGCTAATAATAGATTTAGATGAGAAGAATAAAACCAGAGTACCAATAAGACCTAAACTTAGAGATATAGAATGGATTATTTTTACTTACCTATATGCTTGTATGGGTTTTTCAGGATTCATGGAAGATGATGAATATACTTGTAATGAAGAATATTCTCTCTATTTAAAAGATAAGGTTGATCCAAATATATCACCATCTCTTTTAGAAAGACAATTTAAAAAATTAAAACCATCAGTCTTTAACTCTAAAGGAGAATTAAAAACATACATAAATCCTTGGGATTACTTGAGGATACCTAAAACAAAAAATTTAGGATTACCATTATATGAAAATGAAACTTACGATTTCTTTTTATTAGGTTCAAGGGGTTTGGGTAAGAGTTATACCATGGCAGTAGGAGATTTACTGCATGAGTTTGTAACAAAGGGTATAAAATATTGGGAAGATATTAATATGATTAATAAGACCAAAATTGAAATATTTGTTGGAGCAGCTCAAAAAGATAAAGCTCAAGAATTCTTAGATAAAGCTAGATATTGTATGGATGCATTGCCTGGAAGTTATGGTAAGGGAGAGGATAAGTTACCTTCTCCATTCTTTAATAATTTATCAGGTTCTTGGAATATTGGGAACAAAGAATTAGAACATAGATATAGAAGTTCAGGTGGTGGTTGGGAAGGAACCAAGTCTAAAATAATACATGGTGTATTTACGGTAGAAAACCCAGAAGCAGGTGTAGGTATTAGACCAGTTAGAATTTACAACGAAGAGGTGGGCCTCTGCCCAAATACTGAAGATGTATATTTGGCTAACAAGAACTCATTAGCAATTGGTGGTAAGAAGTTTGGTATAGGGGTATACCTAGGTACATCAGGTAATGTTGGTAAAATACAACAATCTAGAAACTTAATGACTAAGCCTGATGTTTATAGAATATATTCAATGCCAAATTATTGGCAAGGTATAGGTAAATTAGGTTTATTTATTCCAGCTTATTATGCAATCAACGATTTCAAAGATGATAATGGGAATACTGATATTGAGAACTGTATAGAATATCTATTAGGAAAAAGGAAGAACATGGCTCCGTCTTTATTACAAGGGGAGAAGATGTATTGGCCATTATTACCTTCTGAAATGTTCTTAACGAAGAAAGGTAACGTTCTTCCAATAGCAGAATTAGAATTACATAGAAACAAATTATTATCATATGCTGACTTACATTTAAAATATACTGTAGGAGATTTAGTATTCGATAGTAACGAAACTAGAGGTATTAGTTTCTCACCAGATACGACAGGTAAACAACCAATTAATAGTTTTCCAACTAATGCAAAAGATGATACTGAAGGATGTCTAGCAATATATGAATTTCCAATAGAGGATGAGAATGGTAATGTACCTGAAGGAATGTATATAGTAGGACATGACCCTGTTAAGACTGATGAGGATGGTCTATCATTAACAACTATATATGTACTTAAATCCCCAAAATATTTTACTAAATATGGTGGAAACGAATTAGTAGCTTCCTTTATAGGGAGACCAGAAGCAGGTAGAAATGTTACCAATGAATTAATGGAGAAATTAGCAATGTTCTATGGTAATCATAGTAGAATGATTTATTTTGAAAATGCTGTAGGTAACGTTAAAGAGTATTTTGAAAAGAAGAAGAAATTAAACTTACTTGCAATTCAACCTACCACAGTTCTTAGTAAGAAAAGAAGTGGAGCAGTAAGAACAACTTCTGTAATATATGGTTATCCAATGTCCAATAGAGCGATAAAAAAGGAAGCTATAAATTATTTAAGAGATTGGTTATTAGAAGAAAGAGGGGAAATAAATGGAATCCCAATTAAAAATTTAGATTTAATTTATGATTTACGATTAATAGAAGAAATGATAGCATTTAATTATGATGATAACTTTGATGCAGTAATGGGTTTTGCGGGTTGTATTATTGGAGTCGAAGAGACTTATAATCAACACACAGCTAAAATAAACGAACAAGATAAAACAGATGATATATTAGATTTTTTAAATAAAGGTATATTAAAACACAGTAGTACAGAATGGAGATAAATAAAGGGTTAAGACAACAAAGATTGTCGTATAATGAAAAGAAAAAGAATAATTTTCAATGGGCTAAAGATAACATGGATGCTATAGATAGTGCATCATCTTTAACTGATAAGGAAATAAAAGATATTTTATTAGATTATAGAGAATATAATAATGAAATTGATCAAGAGAATTTTGATAAGGTTTGTAATCCATTTGGATTAGAGAGTGATGTATATAAAGATATTGTTCAACCATACAATAAAACTTACAATAAGATTAATGTATTGTTAGGAGAGGAATGGAAAAGACCTTATAATTATAAATCAACTATGGTTAATCCAGAAGCTGTCGATGAATATGATAGGAAAAAATCAGAACTCTTAAAAGAATATATACAAGCATTAGTTACTGCGGAGAAAGAGAAAATGTTAGCAATGTTAACAGCTCAATCGGAAGGTCAAGAGATAGCTCCAGAAGAATTAGAAAAAATGGCTCAAGAAAAGTTAGATGGAATAATGCCACCTGAGAAGATAGAATCTTATATGAAAACATCTTGGAGAGCTGGTTCTGAAATAGCCGCTGACCAGTTGTTACAATATTATTCTAAACTTTTAAATTTTAAAAAAGAAAAGAATACAGCTTTTAAACATGCATTAATTTCTGGAAAAGAATACGTTTGGGTAGGAGTAATAGGAGGGAAACCTTATTTGGAAGTGCTAAACCCAATTAAGATGTTTTTTCATAAGTCTCCAGAAGTAGAATATATCCAAGATGGTATTTACGCAGGTTATAAAACTAAAATGACAATTGCTGATATTTTAGATAGATATTATGAGGACTTAACAGATGCTGAAAAGAAAACATTAGATAAGGATGGAGATTATTCTGGAAGATATGGTATAAGAGAAGACCTAATAAATAAAGGTGGGTATGATAATAAAGGTCTTAATAAGAGTCTTGATAATAAGTTCTACGATGATGCTGTAACTAATGAAGGTTCATATGGACAATCATCTGAAAATGATATAGATGTAATGCATGTTGAATGGAGATCTCAACGTAAAGTTGGATTTAAAACATATTGGGTAGAAGGAGAAGAAGTTATGAAAATTGTAGATGAGTCAATGGAAGTACCCCCATCAGCTACTAAGGTTATTTATAAAGATAAGAATGGTCAGAATAAAACAAAGTACATATTTGAAGGTATAGATGGAACGCCAGTGGAAATTGAATGGGCTTGGATTCCAGAAGTATGGGAAGGTACTAAAATTTCATCGGACATATACATAAATATTCGTCCTAAACCTTTTCAATATCGTTCTGTAGAAAATCCTTGGAAAGTTCGTTTAGGTTATTATGGTTTAGATTATAATGCAACAAATGCAAAAGGAGTATCTACAATGGGTAGAATGCGTCCTTTTTATTATCTATGGTTAATTGTTATGCATAAGATGACAGAGATATTGGCAGCAGATAAGGCACCTTTGGTTAATATTGATATGACAATGATACCTAAGAAATTAACTACTGAGCAATATATGTATTATAACAAGTTAGGTATTAATTTCTATGATCCACATCAGAATGATGATGCTGGTGCAACTGCAGGTCAAAAGGGACCTTCTTTTGAGACTCAGAGAAGTACAATGCAACATGTTATAAATTATGTAAATATTCTAAATGCTTTAGATGAACAAATTGGAGAAGCTGCTGGAGTAACAAGACAGCGTGAGGGACAAACGTCTCAATATGAATCAGTATCTGGAAATCAATCTGCAATTATTCAATCTTCTCATATTACTGAAACATTATTTCTAGCTCATAATTTATTATGGAAAGAAATCCTTACTGGATTTATTGAGACTGTATTAATGCTTTATAGAGATGAAGATATTAAATTACCATTTATATTGGATGATGCAACTAGAGGAGTAATAAAAATAAATTCCGAAACCTTTTTAAATGCTGAATTAGGTATATTCCTTACTGATGATTATATAGACCATGACGCTCTTGAAAAAATGAGATCAATCGGTCTTGAAATGTTACAAAATCAAGTGCCTGCTTCTCAAGTAATGGCTATTTACAGAAGTACTTCTGCTGAAGGTTGGGAAAGACAAATGCGAGAATATGAATCTCTAAAAGCTAAGACTGAACAAGCAATGCAAGAAATGCAACTTAAACAAACAGAGAAAAATATACAAATGGAGATTGATAGTAGAGAAGATGTACAACAACATGAAAAAGATCTTGTCAACTTAAAAGGAGAATGGGAAGTTAGAAAAGCTAGAGAAGCAGCTATTTTACATGGTATGGCCTTGAATAAAAATAATGATACTGATGCAGATGGTATACCAGATGCTTTTGAAGTATTTAAATTTGGCAAGGAAGCTGAGTTCAAAGCTTCTGAACTACAATTAAAAGAAAAACAATTAGCACAAGATAAGGATATGAAAAATATAGATGCAACATTAAAAGAGAAAGAAATAGCATCGAAAGAGAGAATTGAAACGGCAAAAGCGAAAGCAGCAAAAAATAAAACCAATAAATAGCTATGAGCTATTAGGGAGTTTAACATTTCTGTTTTGTAATTTAAAATAAAAAACGTACTTTTACACACAATGAATGAAAATTTAGAACAATTTGATGACAATGAGTTATTTGATTTAGCAGATATATCAACTGGTACTGATGATAATGATCCTGAAAATGAGGATCCTTCTACAAGTATAATAATTCCTACAGAAGATATGGAGGGATTTGAGAAAGAGGATGAATTGGAAGAAGAAGACGACGATAGGGAAGACTATGATGAAGAAGAAGAGGAAGACGATTCTTTCGAAGAAGCTACTGAAAAAGTTAAAGCCTTACAAGAATTAGGTTATTTGATATTACCTGATGACTATAAAATAGAATCTGTAGAAAAAGCTATTCAAGATAGTGAATACAACAGAGAGAATATAAGTCTTCAAAAAGTTTTCAATAAGCTACCAGATCAAGAAATAGAAGGATATGGTAGTGTTAAAGAATTATTTAAAAATATTGTAAATAACAATATTCAAAATATAGATACTTTAAAAAACTCTGATGCAGCTAATATATTAGATAATTTAGATTTAGAAAATACAGCTGATCAGAAAAAGATACTTAAAATGTTTTATAAAGCAAAAGGTTTTTCTGATAATAAAGCGAATAAGTATATAGAAAGAGCTGAAGACTCTTTAGAATTGGACGAAGATTCTAAAGAAGCTTATGATTTTATGAAAGAAGATATCATAAATCAAAGGCAATTAAAATTAGATAACGAGCGTCAAGCTGCTGAACAAAAAGAGCAAAATGACATCGCAAGATTTAATGAGTTAAAGCGTACACTTACGACATCTGAAGATTTTGGTAACTACAATATTCCAAAGACTGAGAAAGAGAAAGCTTTACATTCATTATATAGACCTGTAACAATAGGAGATGGTACTACCATGACAGAATTTGATTATAGATTAAATGAAGTAGTTTTAAAAGATCCAAAATTAACACTAGCATTATCTGATATTCTTAATAGAATAACAAAGGATAATAAAACTGGTGCATTTAGTTTTGACTTTTCTAATATTAGGAAAGCGGCTGAAACTACTACAGTTAAAAACTATAAGAAAGCAATAGATAGTATTACTAACTCTGATGGTAAAGGTAGAGTAAACGGAAGGAATAAAACAGGGGAACCCGAATTTGATTGGGGCTCTGTAATTTAATTAATAATTTAAAAAATTATAACAAATGCAATTTAATACAATCGCACACATTCAGACGATTAAGAAAGACGCCTTCGGTGGTAAGTTTTTTGACTCTGATATGATCGCTTCAGCATATGATGCTGGAAAACCCCATGTTTTCGATAAAATAATGGGTCAAGTATTTTCATCTACGGATATGTTCCATGGTAAACCTCTTTTAGGTATGACTATGGCTAAAACTGGCGGATCAACTGAAATTGATACGGACGTATTTAGGTGGAAACTAACAGGAGCACAAGAAAAAGCTACAAGATCTGTAGAGGTTCTAGATGGTCTAGATGCTGCAGGCTCTACTCCAGGTATCAACAGAACATCATTTAGAATTAAACTAGATGAAGGTTGGTATACCTATCCAGATGTAATTGAACCAGAACATGATGATTATAAACTAGAGATAGTTGATGGTCCAGTTCATGATGGTAACGGTTATATATATACGGTAAAATTACAAACGGATTCATTTTCTAAGTTCTTACCTCCTTATTTATTAGCATCTGATATGGAATTCACTAAAGCGTGGACTTCTGTTGGAAACGAATTTAATGAATTTTTCGGTACTATGCAGTTTGGATCTAGTTTTGAACTAGAATGTCAAATAGGTGCATTTGCTAATGAATTCACTGTTACTGATAGATTAGTAAGAGAGGATAATAGAATGATCGGTATCCCAGTACCTTACAGAGACAAATCTGGTAAACTTGCTTATAAGGATAAATTTATGCACGTTGCACAAATGAAACTTGAAGATAGACTTTACTGTGATATAGAGAATCAAATGTGGAAAGGTGAAAAAACTACTTCTGTAGATGACAGAACTGGCTATTTCAAAAGAACTGGACCAGGGGTTAGACAACAATTGAGAGATGGACATACACTTTATTACAGTGGAGTACTTACAGAAGCTGAATTAGAAGATTACCTTGATGGTATTTACTTCTCTAGAGTTTCTATTGGAGATAGAAAGATTACAGCAATGACTGGTTCAATGGGTGCAGTAGCATTTCATAACCTTTTAGCAGCTTCTGCTAATTCATTCTTAACTGTAGATTCTAACTATATTCAAAGAGTAGGAAAAGGTGGAGTAAGACATTTATCTTATGGAGCACAATTTACACATTATCAAGGTTTAAATGGTATTGAGTTAGATTTAACAATTAATCCATTAAATGATGATACACATTTCTGTAAGAGAACTCATCCTTTATATCCAAATAAACCACTTGACTCTTGGAGAATGACTTTCTTAGACTTTGGTACTTCTGATAACAATCAGAATATTCAAATGTTGAAAGTTAAAGATACTCGTAGATGGGGTTATTTAGAAGGTACAATTGATTATAAAGGCGCGCCAATAAAAGGTGGTTCTTTAAGAAGTAAAAAAGCTGGTGTTGAATTCGTAACTGAAGGAACAGGAGGGATAGTTATATTTGATACTTCACGTGGTGGTGAGTTCATAATGGATCCTGAAGCATAATCAAAAAAAATCTGAACAGGGACAATATTAAAATAAATAATTTATGATAAAAGGAAAAGTATATGTATACACGGTAATAAAACCAACAGCTACCAAGATTAGCGAAGTATCTAACAAAAAAAATGTAAAATTAAATCAGACTAAAATCTCTCGTGGGATTAGTAATAAGTTCAAAGTAGGTTTGTCTACAAAAACAGGAAGGCTGGCAACAGGTTTGAATGTTATAGTAGATAATCCATACTTTGGAGATAAATTACCTTCTCAGGCACACTCTTCTTTTAGTAAGGAAGATATTATACCTAGAGAGCAAATTAAGTTACAATACTTAAAAGAATTGGAATATGGATTTGAAAAAGGTTATCTTACAGATGAACCTTATTCTAGAGAGTCGAGTCGTTCAAAAGAACCTACTTACTTTCAAAAATTCAATATTGTATGTAATGATGGATTGACTATTTTTGATAGAAGTATTATTAAAGATGATTTAGCATATTATGTTATGTTAGAATCGAAGAAGTTTGCAAATTCAAGAAAAGAATTAGAACAAGGTCAATGGCCAGATGCTATTCATTATATTGGATTAGAACAAGAGGATGAAGAAGTTAAATTCAAGAAGAGACAATTAGTTGATAAAGCTAAAGGTGCTTTAACTTATGGTAATTTAGCTGATACTGATACTCAGAGAAAGTTTATTAAAATATTACTTCCTCAAGTATCTAAAGGTGCTTTAACCGATGTACAACTTTATAACTCATTGTCTAAAGCAATTGAAACTAATGAGAGATATAAAGGTGGTGGAACATTCTTAGAACAATTTAATAAAACTTTATTATTATTAGATACACCAGAAGGAAGAGAGAAAATTGAAGCATTAGTGCTTTTACAAAATCTTTTGAATAACTGGATAGTTAATGAAAAAGCTGGTACTTATAAGTGGTTATCTAAGGATATGGTCTTAGGACACACTAAAGAACAGGTTATTAACTTTTTAATGAATCCAGAAAAACAGGATTTACATTCTGAACTGGAAACTCAATTGAAAGCTAAGATTACGAGTATAATATAAAATATAACTGAACAGGAAATTATGACTACATTAGATATGCATTATGATTTAAAATTAAAAATTGATAAGGTTGATTCCTTAGATGTTGATAATTTTTTACCAGCCGAATTAGACTGGATACTTAATGAAGCTCAAGAGTTATTCATCAAACAAAGATATGGTTTCAATAATACTATTCAATTAGGATTTGAAGAAACGCAAAAAAGAACTGATGACTTGAGAAATCTAGTGATTAAGTCTCCCACAACACTCCAACCAGGAGTGGTTCCTGTTCAGTCAGTGGGGGAAAAATATGAAGTAAAATTGTCAGATTTAGCGTTTGACTATATGTTTTTATTAAGGGGATTTGTTAAGCTAAATAATGGTACTTGTATCAAAATGGCAAAGCTTGTTCAACAACAACATGATGATTTTAATGAGCTTGAAATATCTGGTGATCCATTTCATAGTCCATCAATGACTTGGGGAGAAATCCCAATTTTATTTGGTAGAACCGATACGATATTAGATGACAAAGGTTCAATTTATTTATATACTGAACCAGGAGTAATTCCTGAAGAAGTATATTTAGAATACATCAAACATCCTAATAGGATGACAGTTGGAGGGTATGATTATATAGATGGTACTCCTCAACCGAACATGGTTAATTCTGATTTACCAGAACATACTCATAGAGAAATTGTAGATATAGCTGCGGCTGAACTTTCTAGAATAATCTTGAGTCCTGAATATCTAGAATTAAAGAAACAGAAAATATTAAT